GAATGATCCGCAATCGCATCAATGCATGATAAGTTATTTCAAGAACCGTCTCAACTTGACACAAGCCTTCGACGGCGACTGGAACTGTCTCGACGGCGAAGGCCACTCCAATCTGCGAGACGGAAAGCTCAAAGGCTTGCACTATACTGGAATTGATACACAGCCATCGGCCCGACATGCAATCCCGCGCCTCGCCAAGGAAGGCCGGAAACATTGGTTTGACGGCAAGATCAGGCCGCACCGCAGGACCGACGTCGAAGCCCTGTTCGATGAACTGCTGATCGAGGCAACGGCCAATGGCTACGGCGTCGAGCGCTATCTGCAGGATCCGCCGTTCGGGGAAATCGTCAAGCAGTCGCTGACCGGATACCGGGGCCGCGCCGCGTGATCGTCGCCTGCGTAAGGACCGGCGCCAAATACGGGACGGACTACGTCTATCGCCTCAAAGCCGCAGTAGGGCGGCATCTGAAACAGCCGCACCGCTTCGTCTGCCTCACCGATCGTCCATCTGAACTCCCCGACGTCGAAACCGTCGATATTGCGCGGCACCGGCTCGAAGGGTGGTTCGGCAAGATGGTCCTGTTCGAACCGACATGGCGGACGGGAGAACGGGTTTTGTATTTCGACCTCGACATGGCGATCTGCTGCGACCTCTCTCCGCTCGCCGCGCTCGAAACCGACTTCGGCATCTGCGCCAACTTCACCAAACGCTTCGGCTTCAAGAACTTCGCCTGCAACTACGGTTCCTGCGTGATGACCATCGGCCCCGGCGCCATGGTCCATGTCTGGGACGAATTCAGCGACGATGCCAAGCGCTGGATCGGAATGGCCGGGCCTTACGGCGATCAATGGATCATCGAGAAGCTCGCGCCCGACGCCACGCTGCTCCAGGACGTACTGCCCAAGGGATACTTCATCGGCTACCGCGAACTGACAGGCACGAAACCGCCGGGCTGCGCGGTCGTCGCCTTCGGCGGACGGTCGAAGCCCCACAACTGCAATGAAGACTGGATCGCCCACGCATGGACACTCTGAATATCGCGGTCGGCCCGGTGAGCGTCGATCTTCTCGACGACGACCGCATTTGCCAGCACATCAAGGCCGGCAAGACTTTCGAACCCGATACGCTCGCGGCATGGGCGAAGATGTGCCGTCCGGGATCGTCGGTGATCGACGTCGGCGCCTATTCGGGACTGTTCGCGATTTCCGCGGCCAAACTCGGCGCCCATGTGACGGCCATCGAACCGCAGCCGCAGATGTGCGACCGCCTCGCCTCCAACCGCCGGCTGAACGAAGTGAGTTTCACGATCTTACAAGCAGCAGCTTCCGATGCCCGTGGCGTCGCCCGGCTCGGCGTCAACGCCGCCGTGCATCTCACGTCCGGCGCTTCGCTGCTCAGGAAATCCGGCCATGGCATTACCGTCCACACCATCCGCCTCGACGATCTTGAGATCAGGAATGTCAGCGCCATCAAGATCGACGTCGAGCGGCTGGAAACGGCGGTGCTGCGCGGGGCCCTCGGCCTCATCGCTCGCGACCGACCGAGCCTCATCGTCGAATTTCTCGATGACGCAGCGCGGCGGGCAATTCTCGACTTGCTGCCCGACTACGACGTCGCCGCCGTGACCGATGTCCGCAACCTGATCCTCCAACCCCGGGCACTGTGATGGCGAAGCGGGCATTCATCCGCAGCGGTGAACTGAAACACCTCATCGTTGTCGAGGAGCCTGTCGCCACCAACGACGCCGTGACGAATGAGCAGGTTATTACATGGACGCAGAGATGCCGCGCCTATGCCGCGGTCGAGGACAAGAAGGATTCCTCCTATGGCCGCGAGTTCTACGAAAATAGCCAGTTTCATGGCCGGACCTTGACGTCGTTCACCTGCCGGAAGGTCGAGGTTCGAACGGTGAATGAGACCATGCGCGTGGCCTATGACGGCGCGACTTACAACATCCTCGCCATCCGCCAGGATCACGCCGACCAGCAATACACCGTTCTCGAGACCGAACGGACAACCTGATGATCCGCGCCAAGGTCCAGGGCTTGAGCGGTCTCCGCGCCAATCTGACGGCATCGGCCAATGCCATTTCTGGCACGGCGCTCGACGCGATGATTGCCGATGCCCTGCAGCCGTTGAAAATCGAAACCGAAACCAATGCCCGGGCACTCCGCGACCCCGAACATCCCAATCCCCGGGGCGGCCATCTGGATCAGGGCGTCGTCTCCCAGAAGGTCAGGCCAGCCTATGTGCGGCGCCGGACATGGTGGGTGTCGTTCACCAAGCGGGCCCGCCGGATCGCCCATCTCGTTGAATTTGGAACGGCACCGCACGACCAGCCGAAGCGCGGCATCAGGCATCCCGGCGCCACGCCCAAGCCGTTCTTCCGCCGTGCCTACGAAGCCAAGAAACAGACCGTCATCGACATCCTGCGGCTGCGCGCCTGGACCCGCATCCGCAATTCGGTGAAACGCTAGGAACTTCCGATGTCCGCTGTCGCCGCAACCGTTCAGGCCCTGCTCGCCGCCAGCGGTGTTGCGGCATTGGTATCGACGCGAGTCTATCCCGTCGTCGCGCCACAGGCCACGGCGGCTTCCCATATCGTCGTCCATCTCATCGCCGAAGATGATGACATGCTTCTGCGCGGTACCGCCGGTTATCCCAATGCGCGGGTTTCCGTCGAGTGCCGCGCATCCACTTTCACCGCTGTCAACGCACTCGCCGAAGCGGTGAAGTCGGCGCTGCAGCCCCTGCATCTCGTTACTTATGCCGGGGTCACAGTGTCGTTCCAGAAGCAGGGGTCCGACTATTCGGACTTTGCGGACGAATCCAAAACGCACCGCCGCATCATGGATTTCTACGCCCGCTGGCAGTGACGCCGGCGGGTTTTCTGTAACCCCCACCACACTCAGGAGATACCCCAATGCCCGCATCAACCGGCAAAACCGGCCGTAATGTCTATATGACGATCGAGACCGTCGAGCTGATCAACGTCAAGTCGATCAGCGTCGAGGGCCGCGACTCGGAAGAGATCGACTTCACCCACCTTCGTTCCGAAGGCGGCTACCGCGAACTGCAGCAGGGCTTCAAGGATCCCGGCACCGTCAACATGACCTTGCAGTTCGATCCGACAAACGTCACCCACAATACCTCGACCAACGGCATCGAGGGCCTGCTCAACTCCGGCAACGAAATCGACTGGACCATCGACTTCACCGATGCCGGTTGGGCGATGATCTGGCACGGCGTCGGATTCATCAAGTCGAACAGCGTGTCGATCAGCGTTGACGGCGCGATCGAAGCCACGGTGTCGCTGCGTATCAGCGGTGCCACGACCTGGGCGGCTTCGTGAGTCCAGATCGTTTGAGGGGTGAGACTCCGTTTCCGCAGGCCGGGGACGGAGTTTCGTTGCGTTTCAGGAACTCCGACTGCATGGAATTGCAGAAGCAGTTCGGCGAGAAGTGGTTCGTCGGCGCCTTCGACCGCCTCAACACATTCGACACCACCTTTCTTTTTGCCTGCATCAGGATCGGCGCCAAGAAGGACGAAAAACCGTTCAAGATCGACATCGACAGTATCGACGCGCCGGTCAAGGAACTGGCGATGCCGGTGCTCAACGCCCTCTATGTGTCCGTCCAGGGGAAAACCTTCGATGAGTACATACAGGACGTCGAGGCCGCGATGAAGGCCGCCAACCTGAGCGGTGAATCCCCTTTGGCGGACGGGTCGAGCCCGGAGAATTCATCGGCGAACTGATGAAGGCATTCTACCAGTTCTCGACACCCTCCGAGTTCTGGCCGCTTGCCCCGGTCGAGACCAACGCCTTTATCGAAGCCCGGTCGCGGCACCGCATTGTCATGGCGTGGCAGAACGCGGCGATGAACCGTCTGGCGAAGACCAAGCATTTTCCGAAATCGCCCGGCGACCTGCTCGAAGACAAGAGCAAGCCCAAGGCCATGTCGGTCGATTCCATCGTGGCCTTCGGACAGGCCATGAAATCCATGCACGAAAAGAGCAAAAATGGCCGCTGAAATTGGTTCGCTTTTTGTCGGCCTGACCGTCGATGCCGGCGGCTATGCGGCGGGGCTTTCGCAGGTCGAGCGCCTGACGTCGTCGTCGATGGGCCGGGTCGGCAAGAACATCGGCGTCGCGACAAGGGCGTCCGAACAGTTCCGCCAAAGCGTTTCCGCTCCGGTCAGGCCCTATGCGGCGATCTCGGCGGCCCGCGCCTTCGACACCACGACGAGCCGCGTCGGATTGTTGCGCGGATCGATCCTCGCCACTACAGCGGCCTTCGGTGGCCTCGGCACGGCGCTGACCGCCAATGTGGTGACGCGCTACGCCGACACCTTCACCCAACTTAATAATAAATTGCGGTCAACCTCGGCCAATGCCGGGGAGACCGCCGCCAAATTCGCCCTGCTGTCAGAAGTGGCGGTACGGGCGCGGAGCGATATTGCCTCGACGGTGACGCTGTTCTCCAGGCTGTCCAAAGCCCAGCCCGGACGCGGCCCGGAAGAAATCCTGCGCACCGTCGAAACAATACAAAAAAGTCTGCAACTCGGCGGCGCCACGGCACAGGAAGCGGCATCCGCCGCAATCCAATTTTCACAAGCCATCGCTTCGAACCGGCTGGGCGGCGACGAGTTGCGGGCGGTGCTCGAAACTCCGCTCGGCAATGAATTGGCCAAAGGCTTGGGCGTCTCTATCGGCAAATTCCGCGAACTCGGCACCGAAGGCAAACTGACAGCCGACGTGCTGTTCGGAGCGCTTGCCAAGATCGGCCCAGGAATCGACAAGTCCTTCGCCAATTCCATCCCCACGCTCGAAAATGCCCTGACCCATCTCGACTCCGCGTTTATCGCGACGATTGGCGAGATGAATACACAGTTCAAGGTGACGCAGCGCTTAGGCGGCGGCATCAATGCGCTGGCCGACAATCTGGGCAGCGTTCTGCCGGTCGTCTCCGAACTCGGTCTGGCCTTCGCCACCATCTTCGGCGGCAGGCTGCTGGGCGGGGCAGGGCAGGCCACCATTGGAAAGG